TTACTTCTGCTTCTTCTTTTACTTCTTCATTTTGATCAACTATGTCTTTAACTATTTTTTCTGTAGGTCTAGTTATTTCTTTTTTTTCTAATCCTTGAGCTAATGCACCACTTTTTTCTTCAATCTTTTTTAAATCTTCTTCTGGTATTTTATCTGATTCTAATTTTTCTTCTTTTTTTAATTGTTTAATTCCATCACCTTCTGAAAAATCATCTACTTTGGTTATTTTTCCATCTGGTTTTTCTATTTTACCACTTCCTTCTCTTAAAAAAGGTTGAAGTTTATTTTTACTTTGTTGAGTTTCTTGTAATAATAATTCTCCTTCTAATTGTTCAGAAGGAGTTTCTAGTTTTTGCATAATTTCAGTTTCTAAATCTTTAGGAGTTATTTGTGGATTTTGAGCAATAATAGATTTACCTATCCTATCTACTAATTCTCTTTGACCTGTTCTATCTCCAATAACATCAATTAAATCATACATTTTAATAGCATCTATAGCTCCAACCTTTTCATCTAAAATAGGATCTCCCCTTTTAGCAGTTATATATTGTCCAATACCTGTTGCTGGAATTTTTTCACTAATTTTTGCTAAAAGTCTAGAAGGTTGCATTAACTGTGTTACATTTCCTAAAGTATTTATAAGACCTTGAACTCTAGGTCTGTCTGCAAACATACCACCTGGTTCAAACTTAGCTAAACCACCATCTGCATAATTCAAAGGAGACATACCACCTTGTGGGTTATTTGCACTATTTGCTACCATATCCACTAGTGGTTGCGAAGAAGCCATAATACCTGATGGTTGACTTACAGCCATAGGGTTAGTGTTTTTAGTAAGACCTCCACCTTGGAAATATTTTCTATTTGCTACTACTGAACGTACTGGTTTTCTCATTCTGCACTCGATTTAAATATAGAATCAAACGGATTACCAAAAGTTTTTAAGGCACCAAGGGCCACGGTTCCTGCACCAATAGCCTGTGATAATGGACTAGGTGACGGAGCAACAGTTGATCCTAAAGTAGAAGAAGCAGAACCTATTTGAGGTTTAAAGATATCACTTGTAAAACCAATTCTTTGATATGGTTCATAAGCCTGTTGTAACTCAGACTGTCTAGCTGCATCTAATTCCATTTGTGCTTGTTGTTGATTTAAATTACCAAGGCCAGATAACAACTGTGTTTGTTGTTGTGTTAATGTTTGACCTGTGCCTGCTAATGATTTTTGTGCTTCACCAAATGCACCAATACCTTGACCAAGTCTTTGTGCTTCTTGACCTGTAGTCTGTCCAATACCTGTTAACAATTGGCTAACATTTTGTTGTCTTGCTTGTTGGTTCTGAAATGCATTTTGTGCTTGTTGAAAGTTCTTAGACATATCTTCATAAATACGTCTGCTTTGCATATCAGTTAAGTTTCTTTGTAACTCTGCTAACTGCAATTGTCCTCTATCTCCACCAAGAGCACCTATACCTGATTGTTGAGCAAGTAGTTTATTTCTTTCTATATCCGCTTGTCTAGCTAATTCAGCGGTAGCATTTTGTGTAACAAGATTTTGATACGGGTCCATTAAGGGTTGTATATTTTCTTGTGTTGGTAATTGATCTGCTCCTCTTGCAGTAGCTGCTGCTTCTTGTAATAATCCTGGAACACCTGTTGCTTGAGATTTTAATGTTGCTAATCCTTCATTAATTGTTCCTGCGCCTTGATTAAAATAAGGCATAAAAGAACCAATACCTGAACCAGTTTGTATAGCTTGGGCAGTTAAAGGATCTTGACCTGCTACTTGTATATCGGGAACATCGATTGCTGTTTCCCCTCTAGCCATTGCTTGGTCTAATAATTTTCTTTGATAATCCTCAAGAAAGGGGGCTTGTCTTACTATACTCTCTGATTTAGTTACTTCAGCCATACGCAGGGCCTCCTTCAAATCTTGTCATTAAATCATACATTCTTGCTGCTCCTAAATCTCTGTTTCCACCACCTGCGTTTCGTACTGCTTGAGCAGTCATAACAAATTCACCATCAGATAGTTTAGCGTTTATATCATCAGAGGTGCCTGTTCCTGGTCCAATAACTTCTCCACCACCTGCAAATTTAGATAAATAATTTTTAGCTTCATCTAAAGATATACCTGATATATTAGCTAAATCTTGAGGTCTATCTTGATAAGGAGAAAAGATACCTGCTTGTCTTCTTAAAGATAACGCTTCTGGACTGCTTTTATCACTCATTCCTAAATATTTATCGTATGCTGTTCTTTGAGGATCACTTAGTTTTCCTAAATCTTCTTCAGGTAGTTCTTCGTCAGGTGTTAACAAATACACACCTGCGGCAGTTAAACCTGCTATTCCTAAATTACTTGTCGCTACATCTTTAGCAACTTTTCCTATGCCACTTGAGAAAATACCACTTTCGGCTCCTCCTGTTGATCCTGCTGGTCCAACATTAGTTAAACTAGGATCTCCTGTATAACCAATATTATCTAATACTTTTTGATTTGCGTTTGCTTGCGCTATGTCTGCCGAACTTCCTGGAGCTTGTTGTACCGTACTTCCTGTACCTGTTTCAGTATAATTACCTTGAGCTCTAGGGTCAGGTTTACCTCCATATGATTGGTTTGCGGTGTTAACTCCATAATTAGCAGAGGAACCTTGATAAGCAGGAAACAATGCAGAGCCAATACTTGCAAATTTATTTTTACCTAGCTCTTTTGCGCTTTCTCTAAATAGCAAGTTTGCACCTCTTGGGCCAAAAATACCTTGCGCTAATGGGTTTGATGGTCCACCACTAAATAAATTACCTGCTGCTTCAATAGGTTGTAATGCACCGCTTTTTAAACCTTCTAAAAATGATTTACCGTACCCCATTGATGAGCCTTGTGAAAAAGCTTTTGATGCTCCCCCTGCTACAGCTTGACCTGCATACGCCATAGCCGCGCTTCTAAAAGCATCGGACATTGAACCACCTTGCATCTTAGTCATTAAGGCAGAAGCTATCGGACCACCTATGCCCGGAGCAATCATATTACCAACTATTGGTACAATAACTGGTGCTACTTTTTTAAATACTTTTTTAATAGATCTAAATGCTTTTTTAAAGAAAAATTCTGGTTGTCCTGTAATAGGATTTATAGAGTTTAACCCATTACCAACAACATATCTATCTGGGTCTTTAATACCCATCATTTTCATTTGACTAAATAATTGACTTTTTAATTCTGGATTAGCTTCAAGTATTTCTGCTGGTATAACAGTTTCACCTTCAGCGGCGTGTACCATGTAAGTATCTCCATATCTTCCTAAGGTTGCTAAACCAGAAGCAAGAGACTCTACGGTAGGTTCTCCTGAATACTTAGCTACTTGTTGATCCATTATGATACCTCCAAAATACTTACAAATGTGTTAATAACATCTGCTGTTGCACAATTTAATATGAGCGTATCACTTTCTTCCAAAACAAACGGAGCAGTGAGGGACGTTTCTCCAGCGGCAGACATCGTAGTTTTATCTATGATGGCTGTTGTAGATGCAGAGCTATCTCTTATACTTACAATAACATCTACATTACCACTATGATTATTATACAAATTTACATTTTTTACAATAGCTTGTGTTGCTGTAGGACACGTATATATTGTGGTATCTGATGTACTACTAGGTATTATTGCTACATTTTTAAAAGAATTTGCCATATCTAACTCATAAACCAGGTTATTGCTCTAGATCCATCTAAACTTTCTATTTCTTGTGGAAAGTCTTTTTTACTTAAAGCCATTTCAATATCTCTTAATATTCTTTGAAAAGTTATTGCATCATAATCGTCTGGAGCGTCTGCAAAACTTTGTTCTAATAATCTAGCCATTACCTTCTACCATCCTTTCTAATATCTAATCGTAAATCACCTAATGTCCAAGCAACATCTGCTGTATTACTCTCTATTCTAACTACCGCTTGTCTTGAACGTGCTCTTAAAAAAGATTGGTCTGTACTAGGTGTAACTGTATTAGTAGAGTTTGTCGTTAAATCTTGACCTGGAAAATTTCTTGTTTTAAAAATATATTGAATAGAAGAAGTAGCACTGTTTAAAGAAACATCAGGTATTAAACGATTAACAAACATAAATTCATTACCATCTCCTAAATCAAAATCAGAAGACTCTATAAAACTATCCATAGGAGAACCATCATCATTATTACCTGTTTCATGTACATAAATAAACTGTGTATTGTTTACAGTACTAGACCCTCTTGGGTTATCGTAAATGCCTCTATCTACCCAAGCAGTTCTTGAAATATTACCTATATCCCAAGTTCCTTCTGTATAATTATATTTTACATATCTATCTATTTCTGTTGATTCGCTAGATACATAAAACCAAAAAACTTCATCAAACATTTTATTTGATGCGGCAAAAAATTTAAAGTTTTGACTAAGGTTTAAATCATCAAAAACATATCGTAAAACCGTACACGGAATAACTTGTAGCTTTCCTGTATATACATAGAAGTTTTCTCTATCCATCCAAAAAATTCTATCTCCAACAGAAGTTACTGCATTAGGGCCTACAATAGAAACGTTACTAGCTAATAGCGTAAAACTAAATGTAAATGGTGGGCCTACAAAACGCATAGAATGCAAATTGGTATCTGTAAAAATTAATATTTCTGACCTGCCTTTTTCAGCAGTAATAATTTCTGATCCTGATGATATTCTTTGTCCACCTGCGGTATTCGTCGCAGTAGGTGTCCAGTCTACAGGGTTTTCTTGATCAGACCATCGTACTTGTAATAAATCTTGTTCTGTTTCTCCTTTTGGATTACATGCAAAAGCTATAACATGTCTATCAGATCCTGATATCATTACTTGTCTGGTAATAGTAGGACAGTCAGAAGCACCTGATTGTGCTGCTAAACTAGAAGCTCTAGAAGAAGTACCTAATGTTTTGTCCCAATAATAAGGAGTTCCGTCAAACACATTAAATATTAAATCTTCTCCCCAATTATCTTGTTCCCATAAACGAATATTTTGTCCTGTAGACGCAGTAGTTAGAGCTCCTTCTCCCCAACTAACAAAACTGTTTGCTTCTTTTACAGAATCTCCACTGCTATGTGCTACAGCAGTTGTACCTCTAACTCCTCTTACTACACCTGCATCAATAGTATTTGTAGATTTTCCTGTATATAATATTAACTCATCGTTTATTAATATTAAACCTACAAAAGTAACAGAATCTCCACTGGTATGTGCTGCAATAGTAGACCCATCAGAAGCTCTTGTTAAACTTCCTAAAACATTTCCTGTTTTTGTGCCGTATCTAATATATTCACTATTTATTTTTACTGTTCCTATGTCTGGTAAAGAAGAAGCATCAACTACAGTTATACTTGTACTATATACATCTAATGCTCCGTTTGTGGTTGTAGAGGCAGTTTCAAAATTAGTTGCACTAGTTAAAGGTATAGAAGTAACAGAGTTGTTTATACCTGAAGATAAAGTAGTAGCAGAATAACTTGATATAACTCCACTCCAAAAACCTGCTCCCCAACCTGTTCCAGAAACAACAGTTCCCAGACCTGTATTAATTTGATATTGAGCTAAAACAGCAGATCCTCCACCTGCGGTAGAACCAGAAGATGCACTTCCTGTTGTAGTTATTACATAAGAATTTGAATCTATAATTTGTATTATTTGATGTTCTATATTAATTTGTGCGGCGGTAATTCCATCAACAGCAGTTGCTCCACTGTAAGTAACATAATCATTTACAACGGCACCATGACTTAAATGAGTAACAGTTAAATTACTTGTTCCCGTATCACCAGTATAAAAAGGATTAGCTCCTAAAGTAACAGTAGATCGAATAGGAGTAATATCGTTATAACCTCCACCTTGTTCTATATAAAACTTAGCTTCAGTTCCTACACCCATAAATTTTGAGCCATCTAAAGCTGCCCAAGTATGTAATGATCTAGCAATTCCATCATAAGTATTACTACTTAATCTAGACCAACCTCCTAATTTTTCAGGACGTCCTTTTCTAAATCGTATTAAATTGGAATCAAACCATCCAAATTCATTAGCATATGATGTTGTTTCTTTATTTACCCCAGGTTTAAAAGGTATTTTTTTTAACGGCACTTTTATCCCCTTTTTTTTGGTCTACCCTTTTTTTTAGGCTTACATTCACATAGTTTACCAAACAATCTTGCTTTAATTTTTTGATAAATTTTTTTTATTTTATTTTTCATGTACTTTTTGCATCAAATAATACTTTTCCATAAAATAATATCCATGTTTGGGTATCTTCTTTCCATACATAACTTTTTCCGTCATCTGGATATGCAACTGGTGCTTCCCATTGACAAGTATCTTCATTCAATGTCCAGCTATTAAAAGGTTTTGGAGGTATGAAAGCATCTTTACTAGAATCATATGTAAAACCTTCACCAGCAAAGTTTTTTCTAAAAGGTGTTCCACCTAATAAATGTACTCCTTGATGTGTGTTGTAAGATGTTTGTTTAAAAGTATTTGTAACCTTAAATAAATTTTTACAAAATATTTCACCTTCTGCTTCAGTAGGTGCATCACTATCTGCTATTACCAAAACACTTATAACGATATTATTTTCATCTAATTTTGCGAAATGTGCCATTATGCTGTAAATGTCCCTGATGATGTAAATTTATGATAAGTGTAACCTCCACTTGAAGCTACTGTTCCTCCTGTTCCTCTTTGAACTCCACTATATCTAATAATAACTATACCAGAGCCACCAGACCCACCATTTCCTGATGCACCCGGTGATGAACCACCACCTCCAGCACCACCTCCAGTATTTGCTGAACCATCTGCACCTGTATTACCTGAAGTGCCACTAGTACCAGCACCATTACCACCACCTCCATCAGAAGCAGTAGCACCAGCTACAGCATCTCCTCTACCTCCACCACCTCCTGAAGCATAATATCCATTATCTCCTGAAGATGTTGCAGTCGCCCAAGCTGAATAAGCATTACTACCTGTACCACCTTGACCCCCATCTTTAGCATCTACACCAGCAGAACCAGCACCACCTCCTCCTGAACCTCTGTCATTATCTTGATAAGAACTTCTTTGAGGAGAACCACCATCATTTCCTTGTCCTGAAGTTCCAGAACCACCAGTATTAGACCCATTTCGGTTTCCTCCACCTCCTGAACCTCCATCTTTACCAGACTGATGACCTGATTGTTTACCACCAGCACCACCACCACCTATTGCAGTTTGAGTTGTTATTGAACCTCCTGATAAAACTGAGTTAGAACCATTTTGTCCAGTAGACGCAGGTGAAGCTCCAGCACCTACTGTAACTGTGTATCCTGTAGTTGGAGAAACTTCTAAACCAGTAGCTGCAAGTAAACCACCTGCTCCTCCTCCACCAGAACCCCAACCATTACCACCAGAAGATGTAGTACCTCCACCTCCACCAGCAATAACTAATGTTTCAATATCATATGGTCCTGTTGCATCTCCTCCACCACCAGAGCCAAAACCTAATACATTATATCCAAAACTTGTCATATTAAACCTTATGCGTCATTTGCTGCATCAGTTGTAAAGAATAATTTAATTCCTAATAATCTAGCGTCTCCTGATTGGTCATCAGCAGAAACATCTCTCATTACTTGAAAGAATACTTGATCATTTGCTGCTGGTGAACCAGCTATAGTTACAGCTCCACTTTCTGCGGCAACATCTAAATCATTTGATGTTCCACTATGTGCTTTAGCAGTTGCAACTACGTTAGTTCCAAATGCTGTGTTGCAAGAGTCATTATCTGAAATTGCTACACCAGATAAACCCCAAGCTACTGTACCTGTATTTGTTCCTGTAACTGTAAAAAATGCTTGAAAAGTAACAGTGCCTTCATTCCATGATTTAGGAAAAGCTACTGCAAATTGCGCATTTTCATCTGAACTAGCATCAAAGTCTAAGACCTTTATCTCTGGTCCATTACTTAATTCTACTTGAGCTGCTTCTGCACCATTTGTTGTATTAGGATACATAGCAACTGCTGGAACCCATATAGTTTCTTTACCAGCTTTTTTAATTGTACTAGCTAAAGATACTGCTCCACTTGATACACTAAAATCTGAACTAGTAAAAGAAGCTATGCCTTTATTAGAAGTAGTAGCATCTTCTCCTGCCACTGTTACTGTATCTGTACTGCCACCAGTTGTTGTAATACCTTCTCCTGCAGCAATGGTTAATGTATTACTATCAGATATTGTTTGATTGGCTCCAGAAGTACCAGCTAATGTAAATGAACTCATAGAACCAAACTCAAATAAAGCAGAAACAGATATAACTTCATCACTACCATCACAATAAACCATGTTTGATTTAGTAGTTGGTATAGTGACTGTAGCTGCTCCAGATCCTTGTTTCATAATAATACTGTATCCACCACTTGTAGCATTTTGAAAAACAAAATAAGAAGTAGTAGTGGCAGGAGCTATAGTTATTGTACAGTTTTGACTTAAAGTTCCTGTAAACTTTATTATTCTATACATTCCATCTTGAACATTATTTCCTCCATCAGTTGGAGATCCTGCTCTAACTGTTAATGTTGCTGTAGATGCATCAGATAATGCTACTGATTTGTAAGAAGCTATTCTATCTAGAATATCTATATTGTAATTTGTTGTTGTGCCCCAGGAGCCTGACTGCTCACCTGTTGTTATTTTTTCTATTCCAAAACTTGTTGTAAACGATGATGCCATATTTTATTCTCCTATGCTGCTATTTCTACCCAATTAGGTGATTGTGAAGTATCTATTTCCTGCCACACAGTTACAGTGCTTATTAAACCATTTGCGCTAACACCTGTTACTATTATTACAGCAGAAAAACCTACGCTTGCAATATGGGATGTAACGGATACGCCAGTTGCTGTCACAGTAATACCTGTTCCTTCTACTACTGTTTCACTACCAATAGTGCTTGCAGTAACTACTCCTGTTGCTGAAACAGTAACGCCTGTTCCTTCTACTATTGTTTCACTACCAATAGTACTTGAAGCTTGTACTCCTGTCACTCCAAAACCTAACCCTACATCAATATCACTAAGTGTTATTGATGCTTGTACTCCTGTAGCAAAAATAAGAGCTTGAGGTATTATAATATCATTAATAGCACTTGAAGCTTGAACTCCTGCACTAATTCCAACAGTTATACCACCACCTTCTTGTATAGAAACGTTAGATATGGTGCTTGCGGCTTGCACTCCTGTCTCACTAACTGTAATACCAGTACCTTCAACAACAGTTCCAAAAATAGGTGAGCCCCATCCGCCACTGCTCCAAGTTGATCTACCCCATCCTTGATTACCAATATCTGTTGTAGCAGATACTCCTGTAGCACTAACTGTAATAGATTGAACAGCAGTTACAGTTGCACTACTAATTGTAGAAGCAGCAACAACGCCTGTTTCAGATACAGCTACTGCAAAAGTGCCTTCTCCCCACGGACCTGCATTAAATGTAGATCGCCCCCACCCAGATAAAATTGTTCCTGTTGTTGTAGCAACACCACCCATACCAGAGTGATTCGTACAATAATAATAAAGATCGGGAGCTGAAGCAGCTACTGTTATTTGAGTATATGCACCTGAATTTCCTGGAGTTCCTGATGTAGTTACATTAGTAGTGTATTGAGATCCACCACTATGCGTTCCATCATCAGTAGTTGAAAACCTAAATGGATGACTACTATTAGAGTTATCAGACTGATCAAACTTATAAGTTGCTCCCTCAAATAAGTTTAAACTAGCTTGTTGATTACCATTTATAGCGTATTTATTACCGCCACCTGTACTTACAACGGTAACGGTGTAAGTAAAATGAGACATACTAAGCTATTCTAATAACCGCGTTATTTGCATCATTAGCAGGATATTGAATAGTAAAATCTCCAGAACTAGAGGATTTATTACTTCCAAAATCTAAAACAGCAACTGATGGTTTAGCCGCATGAGTAACTGTTCCAGCAGTACCTGCATTTGTTAGTGAATGATTATATATAACTGCAACTCTTGCATTACTAATAGTAGATGATGAAAAAGTAGTGTCTGCAAAATCTAAAAAAGCAGTAGGAACAGAAGATGAGTTATCTGTTAATCCAATAGTTACACTTCCTAAAACTTGACCTCCTGCGGTATAATTAGTTCCACTAACTTCATTAGTATTTGTATACCCTGTTAAATCTTCATTAGCATCTGATCTACTTGATGTAAACATTGCTACATAAAAATTGTCTGCTGAAATAGAAGAACCATCTCCACGAGAAGATGTTGTCCATCTATGAACACCTGCTAATATTTCTTTTTTAAAACTTCCACACATTGCTTGATTAATAGCCATTTATAACCTCCTTATAATTTCAGCCATGTCTTCTTGACCTTGTTTCTTCATTAATGCCCAAATTGTTGTTCTTTCACTTTGAGCCATCTTATTCATATAAAAAATAAGAACTTCTTTCAACCTATTTTTATGAGCAATAGCTTGATCTCGTATGACAGGAGGCGCACTATCGCTAACCATCATTATTTTATTTAAAGCCATTTCAGCTATTTCTTCAGGGCTATGACCTCTATTATTAGATGTGTAAACATTTACAGGTCCTAATTCACTAGAACTTTTATTATCTAACATTAAGCTATATCCCTTCTAAGGTTATCATATCTGTAAGAATCTCTTGTATCTCTTCCTTCTCCAAGATTTTTTAACCATTTTAAGGCTTCTGCATATCTTGCATTATACAACTGTAACATATCTGCTTCACCTTTCATAAATGTATACGCTTCAACTAAAGAACCATATAAAAGAGCTAATTCAGCATTAGTTCCTAACCAAGATGTTCCATCAGTTGTAGAAGTAATTGAAGTTGGTCTATAAAAATAATGTAGTTCCATATTAAAACTAGCACTAGGAGTAGGAGCTAATATAAAACTAGATTCGTCCCAATTAGCGTAATACAAAGGAACACCAGTTGTAGCTGGATTAGGAGTGTAATCTTGTAAAAATGTTACATGTTTATATAATAAAAATTCATTTTTTGAATCGTTTACTACACTTAATGAAAAAGGCGATAAAAAATCATTAAGAGGTTTACTAAGAAATTTGTTTCCATTAGTTGTTTGTCCTGATACATACTTTCTGAAAAAAGGTAATTCGCATTCTTTTAATATTCTTTCTTCTGCATTAATAATAAATCTAGATAATTGGGAAACAAAAGTTGTTTCTGTATTTTGCGTATAATCTTGTATAGCTGTTTTTAATGTTGTAAATGTATATGCCATTTTATTAACCTATAGGATAACTTGTTAAATGTGGATCGTCAACAGGTCCTGCGGTAGCTTTTACTCCACCACCTGATATACTTCCTATAGTAGCAGTTTCTCCACCAGTAGCTACAAATGTATATGAGTTAGATGTTACTAATGTACCTGTAGGAGCTATAACAGTAACGGCAAATCCTGTGTTTGTTTCTAACATAGATTTAGTAAAACCATCGAAAGCATCACATATTCTAAAACGAACAATATCTCCTGTAACTTTATTATGACCAGGTTCTAAAACAGTAATTATATTAGACCCTGCATCACCTGATGTAAAAGAATTAGGGTTTAAAATAACTTGAGATGGGGGTTCTTTTCTGTCTGTTCTACTAATACGTAGAGCTTCTGGATCAGGCTTTACTTTTCTTGGTTGTATTTGTGGTTGTTTAGGCTCATATTCATCTTTTCCTACAAAAAGACCATTCCATTCTTGTATCATATTTTTAACTTTATAAGATCTGCCTGATCTATCAGATATTCCTAAAGCAAATTTACCTGATGCATACCTAGCCATTTAAATTACCCTTAATGATGAGTAAGAAGGAACTAATCTAAGACCTGCTCTTTCTCCGTCTTCGGAAGCGGCTCTTTGAAACTCTTCTTCATAAATATCTTTTAAAACACCTATTCTATTAGGGGCTCTTTTTACAGCTATATAATAAGATAATCCTGCTACTAAACAAGGTAAAAAACGAAAAGGAATATCTCCTGTATCTACTGAAGAATCTGCATCCTGTATTCTTCTTACTCTATAATAAATAAGTTGATCGGTAGAATTTTCAGGAGAAGGCCAAACAGTCATAGTAGGAGTTATTTGTCTATCTATATAAAATTGAGTAGGTCTTCCTTGAGAATCTTTATCTGATATAGCTAAATAATCTCCTCTACTTAATCTAGTAGTAACTGTATCTGCACCACTTCTTCTAATTGCCACTTCTAAAACATCTACTGTTGACTGCGCATCTGCTAAAGATACCGCAGAAGAAAGAGTTGTTGTTGCTCCACTACTAGATCCAGTTAAAGTTTCAGTAGCTGAAAAAGTTCCTACAGGAATAGTAATAGTCATAGAGGTAGCAGTAGGTTTTGTTATAATACTAGCAGTAGCTCCTGAAGTTCCTCCTGTAATAGTTTCTCCTACTGTAAAATTAGCAGAAGCCGCTACAGTCATAGTTATAGTTCCTATTGGATAGGTAGCTACAGAAGAACTAGAAGATAAATAAGCTAAACTTTGAGTTATTTCTTCTACCGTCCAAAGATTTAAACCTCTATTTGCCCATTCAGCAAATAAAAGATTTAAAGATCTCCGGGCAGTTTTAGCGTCATAACCTGTTCTTAACTCTAACCCACATCTTTCAAAAGCCTCTTCTGCAACTTCTGCCATATCCAGATTAAAATCTGAACTTCCTGATGTAGTCATTAGTACTCCTTTATAGCTTCAATAATAACTGTATATGTATCATTAGATCCTTCACCGTGAGTTGAAAAATAAATATCTCCATCTGCACCAGTAGTTCCTTTAGCAGTATTAGGTATACCACCAAAACTAGTGAAGTCTAAATCACCTTGATAATTTGTAGGTAACTCAAGTAATAAAACATTGGTACTAGCATTACCTAATATTTTTACAGTTAAACCGTGAGTTGAAAACCATATTCTCGTTATTCTTACATTTGTACAAGCTTGACCTCTTGTGTTTGTAGCAAGAGCACTAACATCAATTTTTTTGACGGCAGTGCCCTCACCAGTATCCACATAAGTATGAACAAATGACTGAACAACTTTTTTATCACCATCTATAATAGTGGTATTAGTATTTGTATCGGCCATTATATTCTCCTATTAACTAGCTACATCGTAACCAAGTATTGTAATTAAAAGTTTACCTGCATCATAAGTGCCAGCTGTTGTTCCTTGACCAACTAAATATAAATATTGATCTGCGGTTGTCGGTAAAGTAGTTACGTTAGTAGCTCTACCCCCCACTGCCTGTGCACCACCATTTACTAATTGATTTTCTGTTAAGTCACCAATAGCTGTGTCTTCAACACCAGTAGCTTCTGTTGCAACATATATATCAATGTCATCTTCACCAGTAGTAGGTGTTTCAAAACATTCCATAGTTACACCAAAAACTGTTCCTTGGTTTGCTGTTGTTATTTGACCTATATATGCTACACCTGAACCATCTTTACCGATAATGTCACCAGCAGTTCCACCAGAATTTAATCCTGTTAAATCTATCATAATAGTTGTTTTTACTATATTAACATTAGTAGTTGTATCGCTTTTAAGTCTTTCTACTTGCGTAATATACACTGCTGCTGTGCCTTCAATACCAGCACCTCCAGCAGCTTCACTTGCCATTTTACTACCACTAGTTACAGTTATTGCACCAGTAGTTGCATTTTTTGAAACAGTTTCAAATCCGTTTTCAGATCTGACTGGACCGTTAAAAGTTGTTGTTGCCATAATTTTTTACCTCTTATAAAGTTTTTTGCCCTATGGTCGTATAAGCGTCTGCTAGGTCAGTCCATAGGGCAAGTTAAATCCTAGATTAAGCTCCTTGTGAGCCGTAAACACATCTTGGGTCTGAGAAACCAAAAGAGTATCTCTCTCTTGCTTTAAATCTCATATTTCCTGTGTCAAAGTCACCTTCCATCTTAGTAGACATAGGCATTCTTTCAAACTGAACGAAACCTCTTGGTGCATCTGTCTTAATAAAAAATGCATCAGTGTCTAATAAATAGTGGTTGACAGTATAACCTTCAGGAAGCATTCCCATGTTCTTCATTGCGTTAACGTCATTGTCAGCAGTCCCTGGTCTTAATGTGGACTCTAATATTCTATCAGCTATAAATTGTAGATTTGATGGAATTATTAGTTTTAAACCACGAACAGAAACTCTTAAACCACGCTCATCAACAAAACCAGAAATGTCAATTAAGGCATTTTCTAAGCTTGTTTCATTTAAATCAGCTGCAGTAGTAGGTTGGTTTCTAAAAGTGCTACCGTTTGTTAATGGGTGTGAGCCATTACATAAAGAAACACCGTCACCACCTGTTATTGTAGCGTCAAATGCGTTGTTTAAAACAGATGCTGCTTTAACCTGTTTAGTATTAGCCATGCTTCTAGCTAATGCTTTAGTGTATCTTGTAGCTAATCTATCATATAGATTATCTTCAATTGCTTCTTCAGTTATTGAAAAAGCTAAAGCAATAGTTTCATGGTTATACCTTGCAGTATAAGCTTCATTTGCATCGTCAAATGCAACTGCTGCACCTTCACTTTTTACAGGAGCAGAACCAAAACCACTTAACATTACTTCTTCTTCGAAAGCTCTCTCAGAATTTTCTTTGTCAAATATTTCAGTGTGCTCTTGTTCGTATCTTTGGTACTCAAGGCCAAATAAGGCATTAAGACCAGGTTCTAGCTCTTTAGCTAATTGGGCTCTAGATATCGCCATAGTTTAATCTCCTTATATACCAGCTGAGTTAGCGTTTGATTGCGAATCGAAAGTACTTACAGGTGCATTGAAGTGAGCGTTAATACGCACAATCAAAGGAATACCTGCTACAGTAAAATCGGAGTTTTCAGGATCATCCTGAATACCCAAAATACGCAAAGGAAAAGTTGCAGTAGTAGCAATAGTGCTCAAGTCTGCAACAGCAGAAGACATACCAGTTGTATCACTTCCACTATTACCACTAGCGAATTGAACATTAGAAAATACTCCTGCTCTTATTTCTGCTTCAGTATCAAAACTTGTTCCACCAGCATCACCAGCGATAACAAAAAGTTGACTTGGGTCGTCATATACAAAAGCTTTTACTGGATGATTAGTATCCGCTCCTGCCCCTTGCCAAGTGTTTGAGAAAATAGTTTCTCCACTAGTACTTGAAACATATTCACAACCATAAAAAACACCTAACATAGGAACATTACCGCCTGCTGCTGCTTGCAACTGATCGATAAAACCTGTAGCTAAAGGAATAACTGCTTGTCCTTGATACAGTTTATTAGTGTTTCCTGCGGCTATTCTATATTCTGTTGTACCAGTGCTGTTTGTATTTTGACCTAATTTTTTTATTGGTCTTAATCCAAACGCTCCATTAGAATTTGCCATTCTTTATCTCCTAAATAATTAAAATTTAGCTCTCACTTTTGCGAGAACCACCAAAACTTACACGACTTTGTCTTTCTGCCTTGTGTATAGGCATCGCAGGGTGCTCTTCACGAGCTAAATCATTATCAACTGCTTGCATCTGATTGCGAGACTGATCTCGAAAGTATCTTGAGCGTTCTTCAACGGTTTCTACTGGTATACGTGCTAAAAGTAAACCTCCAACACCAATAATTCCAGCATGCTTTCCATCTTCAATGGAAGGTACTTCGAAGTCAGGGTATTCATCTTTACGAACTAATTCCCAGCCTTCTCTTCCTTTAGCTGAAACATTTTTTCGATCATCAAAACCCATAACTTCAGTTCTTATCCACCTATGTACATAACCTTCAGGTGGTTTAGGCGCATCCAACATGGATGGTGGCTTCCAAGGAGCTCTTCTTACGTTATTATCACGAGATTGTGCTTCCCTAGATGTTCTTGTGTTTTTATTTGTTTGACTATTCATTTAAGCCTCCTGTCTAACATATTTTGCGTATTCCTCTACGGGAACACCTAATCGTTTTGCCATTGCAACTTGAGAGGCGGATAGTCTCACTGTTTTTTTACCCCCTTTGTTGCGGGATTTAGAAGAAGTAGCCGAAACTACCTTTTGACTTCCTCCCGTTTGCTTCTGTCCTACTTTATGAGGGAACTCAGAAGCTATTCGTTTATCGAGTTCACTATAGTACTCATCTGATGTGGGGTCAAACCCTTCATCCTCAACTAAACGTCTATGAATGCCAAATGATGCATATGTCATAACTTCATCTTGCCCAAACCAGTCGTTTTTGTTAGCCCAAGCCTCTGCTTTTGGATCTGGACGTGCATTTTGAGCAGGTTGTTGAGGTTGTTGGGCAGGAATTGGAGAAACTGGTGCTTGATTCGGTGTTTCTGCCTCTTCTTTAACAATTGGTTTCTTTAATTTTGACTTTTCAACAGTTAAAGTAGCTAAACTTTCTTGAGCTTCTACTATTTTATCTGTATCTCCTGAGTCATGTGCATCTTTTAAAGATCTTTTTGCCGCTTGTAACTGAGAATCGACTCTTGAACCAAATTCTTCTTGATATCCTTTATCAAGATTAGTTAATCTAGTCTTTAAAGTTTCATTTTCTTTTTTAACATTCTCGGCAAATTGAATAGCGCTTTCTTTTTGACGCTCTTCTTCACGCATTTTTCTAGTAAGTTTATCAATTCTATTTTTAACACCTGAACTGTAGTCTTCTAACTCATCTTTACTTTTTGTTTCTACTTTTTCTTCAGGCTCTTGTGTTTCGGTATCGTTTTTTTTATCTTCTAATTCAACTTCTACCGTTTCTTGTTCAATATTTTCTTGTTCTAATTTTTGTTCTTGTTGCATGTCTCTTTATCTCCATGAAGTTGCTTTATTCTTTCTGTTTAAACGTGTTTAATATCATCTGGTTCTAATATAGTAGCAATTACTTCGTCATCATTAATAATTCTAACTTCACCGCCGTCTATTTTAAAACGAGATCCTGCGTAACGACCAATACAAACCCATTGACCTTCTTGACACCAAGAAGTAGATTCTGGCCCAAACTTATTTGGATCTTTATACGCTAAAGGTCCAACTCTTAAAACATAAGCTACTACTGTTGCTAGTTGCTCACGCTCTCTGACAGTATCAGGAATGTAAATACCTGAGTCTGTAGTGGCTTTACCCATATAAGGCATTACCAATATTCTCCAACCTGTAGGTTGAGGAAGTCTTTCTTTTAAATTTTTCTTAATTAAACCAGGATCAAGAACTTTAGTATCCTTTGGTCTGTATAAAGGTTCTACATTAACCTTTTTTTCTTTCTTATCTTTATTCGCAATATGTTCTGGCACATATAGTGTTTTACTCATCGTCATTCTCCTTGCTTTCTAATTGTTCCTTTATTTCTCTTTCTGCAAACTGAAGACCTTTTAGCTCTCCAGTTATGTGTTTGTAATCTTCCATCGTTTTAAAAGAACCTGATAAAATAGTTTCTTTTGTTAATTCTATTCTTTGTTGTATTCTTTTTAAAAAAGAATAAGCAAAATTTATAGAACTCATTAATAAACTCCAGAAAATCTTCTTCCTTTTACTTGAACAGATGGAGTACCTTTAATTTCTTGGTTTCTCACTTTACTATTCATGTTTACTTTTACATCTTTTGGACCAGGTGTTATTTTTTCAACATAATTAGATGTTTCACGTGAAACATCTGTTCCAATTATAACAGTCATAGTACCACCATGAGCAAAAACTCCTCTTCCTTTGAGAATATCTGCTTGGGTTGTTTGACCGTCTCCTGTTAAGTCTGGAAATTGTTTAGCCATGCTAGTTCCTCCTTTATTAAAACCTTGTGCATCGTTCATTTGTTTGCCTTTTTGTAAAAGGTCGTCTGCTTTGCTTTTTGACATACCCATTTGTTTAGACATTTGAG